GACACCGTCGCCAGGTGGTGCAAACGGACATATGGGAAAAGTTTTGCGGAAGTTTTCGCCCAAAAAAGGGGCAAAGGCCGCATTTCGCTGCGTCGTGCGCAATGGAAGTTAGCCGAGAAATCTGCTACCATGGCAATTTTCCTCGGTAAAAATTATCTTGGTCAGCGTGACAATGTGGATGTGACCGTAGCCGACGCAAAGGGCATTGCTCTGGACGAGTTGGAAAAGATGGTGATGGAGGATGACGAGAGCGGAAGCGGTTCGGCTGCTGAGGGATGAGCCAATAAAAATCGGATGGGCTGTCGGCTTTAAGGATTTGAACGTTAAGCTGCATAACACATGGATGTGTGAAATGATACGGTCAAAAAGCGACAAGACTTTGCAGGCGCACCGAGGCAGCTACAAGACGACTTGCGTGTCTATCGCTCTGGCCTGTCTGATCGTGCTGCTTCCGAACAAAAAAATCATGTTCATGCGCAAAACTGATAGCGACGTGAAAGAAGTCATCCGGCAGGTACAGAATATTCTTATGACGCCGTATATGCAAGCGGTGTGTGAAGTGATCCACGGCAGGCCGCTTGCACTGACCACCGCTTCCGCTGTGGAAATCAACACCAATCTAAGCAATGACGCAAAAGGCACGGTGCAGCTTTATGGTTGTGGCATTTCCGGCTCCCTGACCGGCAAGCACTTTGACATTATTTTCACTGACGATATAGTTAACGTCCAGGATAGGATTTCCAAGGCCGAGAGAGACCACACCAAAATTATTTATCAGGAGCTGCAAAATATTAAAAACCGGGGTGGACGGATTTTTAACACCGGAACGCCATGGCACAAAGAGGACTGCTTCATACTGATGCCGGAGGCACAACGCTTCGACTGCTATCAGACCGGGCTTATATCCGCAGACACACTTTCCAAAATCCGGGATAGCATGACCGCTTCCCTATTCGCCGCCAACTACGAGTTGCGGCACATTGCATCTGATGATGTGATATTCCGTGATCCTGTTACTGGTGCTGATCCTGCCCTTGCAGAGCAAGGCATTTGCCATATTGACGCTGCTTACGGCGGCGAGGACTACACGGCATTTACTATCTGCCGGAAGAGCGGCGGAAAGTATTATGTATTCGGTAAGCTTTGGCGAAAGCACGTTGATGATTGCAAGGATGATATCATCCGATACCGCAAGCAATTCAACGCCGGGGTGATTTACTGCGAGAACAACGGCGACAAAGGCTACCTTGCAAAGGATTTGCGACGGCGTGGAGAACGGTGCGTAGAATACCATGAGAACCAAAACAAATTCGAGAAGATTTCCAGCGTGTTGAAACCGGAATGGAAAAACGTGGTATTTGTGGAAGGAACCGATAAGGCATATATCAATCAGATTTGCGATTATAACGAAGATGCAGAGCATGACGACGCACCGGATAGCCTTTCTTGCATCGTGAAACGGCTGTGGAATAAGAAAGATATTACACTTGATCCGGCAGCCGCCGCATTTTTATAAGCAAACATATTTTCATATAGGAGGAGCGAATGAAGACATACCAGGATTTGCAGGAAGCAATTGTGAGGGGTAAAGTCGGTAAATTCCTGCGGGAGGCTGTGCAAGCCCATCAGGGCAGCAGAGCCTACAAGGACGCTGTGGATGGGATGGCGTATTACAACAAGCACAATATCACCATTGAGAAATTCCAGAAGTTTCTTTTCACCCTGTCCGGCAACAAAACGCCGGATATTTGGAGCAGCGACTACCGGCTGAAAACGCTGATGTTCCGGAGGCTTGTGCTGCAAGAAGCAGGCTACATCTGCGCAAACGGCGTGAGCATGGACGAAAAAGAAAAGCTGGGCGACGATTTTGACAACAAGCTTCAGACTGCGGCAAAACTGGCTCTGGCGCAGGGCGTAGCCTATGGGTATTGGAATCTGGATCATCTGGAAGTATTTTCGTTTGCCGATACTCCAGGAAATCCTGGTTTCGTCCCCCTTCTGGACGAAAAAACGTCGGAGCTGATGGCCGGTATCCGTTACTGGTTCCGGGAAACCGGAAACAAGACGCTATTCCGGGCAACGTTATATGAGCTGGACGGCGTGAGCGAGTGGGCGGCGGAAGGCAGCGACGATGCTACCATGATAACGGCGAAGCGGGCATATATCCTGAAAGAACTGCGGAATGACCTTGGCGTTGTGGATGTCTGCGACGAAAACTATACACGCCTGCCCATTGCCACCCTTTACGGCAACGACACACACGAAAGCGAATTGGTGGGTCTGCGTGGCTCTATTGACTGCTATGATTTCATCAAATCCGGCTTTGCAAATCAAATTGACGACACCAGCGGCGTGTACTGGATTCTGAAAAACACCGGTGCAATGGATGACAAAGACTTAGCGCAGTTCGTCCAGCGAATGAAGAGTGTCAAGGCCGCCATGGTTGACGGCAGCGACGGCACGGCAGCAGAGGCGCACACCCTGGATGTGCCCGTAGAAGCCCGAAAGACCATGCTGGATATTCTGCGGCGGGACTTGTATGAAGATGCCCAAATGCTTGATGTTTCGGCTTTGTCTGCTGCGGCAAAAACCGCTACAGAGATTACGGCGGCATATCAGCCGCAGGATAACAAGTGTGCGGATTTTGAATACTTCCTGATTGATTTTATCCGGCAGATTTGCGCCGTGGCTGGAATCGAAAATCCAGAACCGGCGTTTACCTGGAACAAGATCATCAACCAGGCGGAAATCACAAGCATGGTGCTGTCCGCTGCTGAATTCCTGGACGATGAAACGACCCTGCGGCATTTGCCGTGGCTATTGCCGGAGGAAGTGCCGGAGATTCTGAAACGGAGGGACGAGGCAGATTTGAAGCGCATGGGCGCATTGCAAGCCCAGTTTGCGCAGAGCCAGCAGCAGGAACAGCAGCAGCCGGAGGGTTAACCTATGGCCGATTATGGGCATAAGGAGACGGATAAGCGGCTGGCGGTGATGGAAAAGCGGATCGCAAAGGTCTATGCTGATACTCTGGCAGAAGCCAAAGACAAGCTTTCCGCTGTGCTGGCAGAATTCCGGGAGCTTGACGAAAAGAAAGCGCAGGCCGTTGCGGATGGGAAACTGTCAAAAAAAGCACACACAACGTGGCGGCAAGAGCTGATAGGCAAAGAAAAACACCTTCGGGATATGATCGATGTGCTGACCGAGGATTTTACCAACGCCGACAAAATCGCAATGAAAATTGTGAACGGCGAAGCAAAAGACATCTATGCTCTGAATGCCAACTTTGCGGCCTACGACATTGAGAAGAAAGCAAACATCAATTTGTCATGGACGCTTTACGATCATAGCACGGTGGAACGTCTGATCCGGGATGAGCCGAACCTGCTTCCCCTTCCGTCCGTAGATGTGCCGGTAGATAAGCGTTGGAACCAGAAGCATATTACGGCCGCTATCAACAGGGGAATTCTTCTGGGCGACCCAATCCAGGATATTGCCAAGCGGCTTGTGACTGTGGCAAGCATGGATTTGAACGCCGCTGTCCGCTCTGCCCGGACGGCAACCACAGCGGCGGAATGCGCCGGAAGAATCGACACTTACAAATATGCGCAGTCTATCGGGATTGAGATGGAACAGGAGTGGCTTGCTACGCTGGACGGCAGAACCCGGCATGAGCACCGATTGCTTGACGGTCAGCGAGTGGCGGTTGGCGAGGCGTTTCATGTGGACGGTGCTTCTATCCGATATCCCGGAGACCCGCAAGCACCGGGGTATCTGATTTACAATTGCCGGTGCACTCTGGTTTCTGCTGTGAAGGGAATCGACCAAAGCGACGCACCCAGGGCTTCCAAACTGGGCGGAATGAGTTATGAGGGCTGGAAAGCGTGGAAAGAGCAAAAAAGTGTTGAAAAATCCGGGAAAAGTGGTATAATTGCAATAAGGAGTGCGATAAAATCCGGAGAAGTTTCTACAACGATCAATCCGCAAAAACAAAATCGGCACATTAAAAATAGCAGTGGCTATATACCCGGAAGAAGTTATATTTACGGAGATCTGGAAGATGCGCAAAAGCTTGTCAATAAACTTAGCTGCACCGGGTCACCTGTTATGTCGCAATCTGGGGTATGGCAGAACAAAAAACGCATTATAAACGATTCGGCAATCGGAGTGTATGTTAACCCTACCACCAAACAGGAAATAGAAACTAAGAAAGCCCTTATAATCTACTCTAGTAGTGGAACACATATTGTCCCAAGAAAGGAATGATAACATGAATTTAGTTAATTTCTACGGAAGGAACGTCACCGTTACTTTGACAGATGGAAGCTCAGTCACAGGAAACGTAAGCGATTATATATACCCAGAAGACAATGAAAATGGGAAAGAAAGTATCATTATTGATACAGATTCCGGTGAAATTATTGAGCTTTACGAACATGATATGCTTTTCATTTCTACGGAGGAATAACCGATGGCAAAACGGATTCAAAAATCCTCCGGTGGTGGAATTTCAATTCACGCCCCCGCGTGGGGGGCGACCAGAGGAAGCCGCACAGGGGGGTTGCCGAAGACAGGATTTCAATTCACGCCCCCGCGTGGGGGGCGACAAACGATAATCAGCCCAGGCTTCCTGGTAGCCGAAATTTCAATTCACGCCCCCGCGTGGGGGGCGACGAGGGCTACCGCTTTGTACCTGCGGGTGCAAGCTGATTTCAATTCAC